ATAAGCGGATACATCCTCAGGCATGTCCTCGCTTTCTTGCTTCTCCTGGACAAGGTCATCGAATGATGATATCTCCCTGCCATATCTATTTCCTAAATATTTTAAAACTTTGTCTTCGGATAACTCCTCCTCAACAGGTTGTTCTTCTACTTGAGCTTCTTCAGTCTCTTGCTCTTGCTCTTGCTCATGTTGATCCAAAAGGTCTTCTTCTCTTTGAGCTAATGACCTCTCTTCTGCTCCGGCTACTTCTTTTACTTTAAATTCCATTATATGATAATTTTATACAAAGTTAATAAAAATTTTTTTATCTAGGATTAAACTCCGCTAAATCAAATCCATCTAAGCTATCTTCGTTCGATTCAAACTTCTGTGGAGGCAGGTTATTTTTCCTTTGATTTATCAGTTTAGATTGCTCAGAGTTTTGCTGACTAATCCTTTTAGCTTTAGAATCCTCTCTATTTTGTTCTCTACTTGACAAGGACTCGTTAGCCATCTGATGAATCTGCTGATTGTAGTTGAACTCTTGTTCCATAAGTTGAGCTTTAATCTCAGCCTCAGCCTTCATTTTCTCTATCTCAAATGCTATCTCTGCCTGCTTCACTTGCATTTTAGCCCTAGCCTCCATTTCTATCTTCTGCATCGCTGTTTGTGCTGCCATCTGCTGAGATTGCATCTGCATTTGAGATTGCTGTTGTTGCATCTGCATCTGCATCTGCTGTTCTTTCTCCTGCTTCGCTATCCTCTTTACCTTCAGTAGCTGATTAGCTAACTTTATATTCTTTATCTCACGAATGTCAATAGCATCTTCAAGGTTTATGTCTGCCTTAGATAAAGCCATTTGTATGTTGGCCTCCAATTGAGCCTTTTGCTCCTCGTCCGGAGATACCTCTATAAATATCCCGAAGTCATAAATATACAACTCTGAAACTTGATTTAGTATACTTACGTTATATTTTCCTATTTTGTTTGCAAAATCTTCCTTAAAATCTGCATACTCAAGAATATCTGCAATCCTACAAGACGAAGCTTCAGCTAGTGTTCGGTATATGTAAAGACTAGCATCAAGTATATGCCTTGTAGCAGTATTTGAATTTAATGCAGCAAGCTTCTGTACCCCAACTAATGCGTTAGGATCGGGAGTGGAGCCATCTCTAGCCTCATTAAGCCCAGTTACATTACGTATCTGATTCAGATAATGGTTGTAGTTTGATATAAGCATCTGTGTCTTAGCTGCCCCTGAATTAGATGTAAGTTGTTGGATGGGAACTCTAGCCTGATTGAACTCACCATCTTGAGTGTAGCTCCTACCGATAACACTACCCGTTTGGAAATACAGTCTAAGTGCATCCTCCGGGTTGTATGCTGCCCCTGTCCCCAGGTCTACCTCATTCAACCCATCAGCATCAATGAACACACCATCAGGGACAACCTTAGCAATTACTTGTTGTAGCTTTAAATGTGTTACTTGTATCAAGTCAGCAAAGGTTATCATCCTACGAACCAAACTCTCAATTACTCCCTTGTACATTCGTGGTGCCACAGCAACATAGTTAGGCATAGCGTGTTGAGAAGAAGATTTGGGACGTACCATATTCTCCGCAAGCTCCCACTTCAATACGATATTTGTACCCATCACCATGATGCCTTCGTACCATACGTCAATGGTCTTAGAGATCTTCTCAAAGTTACCCTCTTCCATCATCTCAGTAGGAGGGTTGAATTGGTCATCTTTCTCTATAACCTTAGAGCCACCACCTTCAAGTATTTTCTTCTTATATACAAACTTCTTAGTGGTCTTGTAGTTGAAATACAACAATGTACATGTATCTTTGTAGAAGATGTCATTGTCATAAAACTGCGAGACATTATGGTAGTCGTACCAACTTTGGCTGTATTGAGATATCTTCTCCAAGTCCTCCTTGGTAATAGATTGGTCTATCTTCATAAGCTCAGTCAGTGGCATTGTCTTTACCTCACCCCAATAGAAGCAATCCTTGAAGTGTGGGTCTTCGGTGTAGCTATACACTACATTTGCAGGGTCTACATATGAAAGCTCAATGCCTGCCCCTTGTAAAAACTCATGCTTTGTGATTCATATATAAAGCAAGCTCCTCATCATTTTTTGGCAACTCCTCTTTAGGCATAACAAATGGATCAACACCCGATTCCTGTTCTATTATTTCAAGGATATCTTTAGAAATCATCTGTCCCTCTATCATGTCTTGGTACTTGTTCTTATTAGCCTGAGACATTGCATCTTGTGCCTGTGCCTTCGCTGTAAATAAACGATTAGACATACCATTTACAACAATATCTACAAACTTAGGAATTATAGGGACAGGTGTCCAATCTAAGTTTAAATACGATAGGTCCCCATCTACAGCAAGCTCATCTTTATATTTACTTACTGACTGTTCTCCTCTAGCGTACAGTCTAAGATTGTGGAACTGTCTCCATTGGTCATAGAACCTACAGCCTGACCCACCCTTTTTGAACCACTCATACTGTATCGCTTGACCGACCTGTAGACCAAATGCGTCTGATGCTTTTTCTGCATCAGATACAAACTGACTAGGAAACTTTTCCGGGGATATGTCTATTTCTACCTCTTTCATTGTCTTATAATTTGGCTTGTTCTACCTTTATTGTTATATCTTGCAAAGTTAATGCTTATTTTTGATTTCTTTTTCTGAGGGGTGTACAAATGCCTCTGACATGCCATTATCGCTAACCCTGAGCTGATGGAAGCATCAAACTTTGTCCTATTGTTTATGTCAAACTTAGCCCAATCCTCAAGCGTTCGATTAAATGGCATATCTCCAACCTCATCGGAAGGTCTTGAGAATCCCTCAAGGTCAAAGCCTACGTGTTTCTCTATGTACGACTCAATGGCTGAAGCATGCGACTGCTTAACATCCTCTGATGTGTTAGGTATACCCCCAAGTTCTCGCTCTGTCTTTGATAGCTTGTTGTATGTCTTGTCGGGCCTGTTCATACTAAACCCACGATATCCTCTGTTCTTTAGGTGGTATAAAAGTCTAGGCTTATTATTCTCCACTAATATTGGCATCCCATAGAACACACAAGCCATCAATACTTCTTCGAAGAATATCTCTGCGGTCTGCGGTCTAGCAATATACTGCAAAAAGAAATGGTTGGATGGACCCTCAGACATATGAAACTTTGTAAGCCCATGCAATGCTCCGTTAGAGCCACCTCCTCCTACTACCCCTGATATATCATAGGAGTCACAACCGAAGGCTCCCATATGCTCATTGCCTGGGTACTTAATCCCGTTTTTGTTTATGACATTGTTTTGTAACACTAGAGGAGGAGTCCACGATATCAAGAACCTACCATTCTTTTTAGGTGTCCATATAACCTTAGAGTCTTTTATGCCATTCTGCCAATAGAAACTGCCTCTTGTTATCATGTGACCTTTTATTAAACTGTCATTGTAGTCTATCTGTTGATATATTTTTGATAGATTAAATATTGATGCTTTGCTCTCGTCCCTGAATGCATGAGACTCAGTCCTTGGAAATTGCCTGTAATGCTCATTCAGTGCATCGGCATCTCCTTTCAAAGAGTCTACCTCTGCTTCCCAATAGTCAATAGCTCCCTGTGTTATCCACTCCCCATCTACACCCATTATTGGCTCTTCCGGGGTTCGAAACACGGGCATTCCATATACATCTATAAAGCCCTCCAGGTTCCACTCCATGGGGATAAATAGACTGTATAGCCCGGTCTTTGTCTGCCCATTGCCATTCCGCTTCTTGGTTGTTGATTCTTGAAATAGTTTCTTGAAGTTCTTACCACCCTTGTCTAAAGCATTACATGTAGACCCCATCATGCACTTTCCTATAATCTTTCTACCCAAGCGAAGACAGGTCTTTGTGACCTTCCAATTGTTTAAGATGTTATTGGGACGTAACCACTTCCCACTCTCATCATGTGCAAGCAACAAAATCTTCTCACCATCATAGCTGTTATCGTCAGTACTCTTCCAATCGATAGTGGTATCCAACCCTTCTAAGTCACTCTCCTTCTCCTCGTACATATTCTTTTTCGTAATCTTAGATGCAGGAACCCTAAAGGCAAGCTCTGTCTTCGGTCTATCCATACCATCCTGTATTGGCTTGAAGAAGAATGGTAGCTTTTTAGCAATAGGGACAACCTTGTCGGTAAACATCTTCTTGGCATCAGACCCTGTCTTAGACAGTATACCTATCCTAGCATCTCTAGCCAAAGACCCTACGTTTACGCATTCTGATGATGACATGTAGGAGAACCCTGAACGCCTAATCTTTAGGTACACTTGACCGAAACATCTGCGGTCAGCTTTGCATGCCTCCCAATATATGTAGAAAATTCTATTAGCTTCTCTGAAGTCAGGATATCCAATATCTATGTTAGACCACTGGAGGTACATGTAATGCGATCCTGTTATGTAGACAGGTTTACCGTTGTTCATAAACCAATGCCCATACTCACGCTTGTCGAATTCTTCCTCTATATAGTCTACCCACTCCCCCTTAAATTCATTAGGCATGCTGTTCCACTGGAAGATTGAGCTTATTTTTTGCAGTTCTTTAGGCTCCTCCTTGCGTTCCCAATACTGCTCACTTTCTTTTTTAGACCTGCTATAACACTCTTTAGGCTCCGGAGGAAGAGCAATCAAAAGACCCTTAATGCTAATTATATCTCCTATGGTGCCATCTTTAGAGATGACAATGATATCATAGTCATCGTTATACCCATATTCCCACTTGCGGCTGCGATTGCGTTTCTTTATCACAGCCAAGTCTATGTAGTCATCGATTAGGACATATAGCTTATTTTGATCTTCGTTCAGCAAATCCTTGTTTAGTGTTTATTTTCTTGTTTACAATGTTTTTCTGTACATCTATCTTTTCTTGTTCTTGTTCTATTTTTTCCAATATAGCAAAAGCATCGAATATTGCTAGCTTCTTTGTAGCGGCAGCATTCTTCAACCTGTCTGCTGCAAGCTCATCATCAGGGTCAGGCTTTATTATTTTCTCCTCTGCAACCTTTATTAGCTCATCTACCGCCTTGTATGCCGCTGCAATGATTCTGCTTTTCTTTTCTTTCATATCACCATCGATATCTGATGGTCATAGAGCCTGTACAGCTTCTCGCCATCTACATTAAATTCATAGTTGCAGTTGGGCTTGTATGCTACAACATCTCCAACCCTTACACCTTTGTCTAAAATATAGCCGTTAGGGTACGCCATTTGCCCCATGTTTGGCTCTTCTTTATCAAGTAACTCTATTTCCCTGTCGTGTTTCTCTATTGGCTTAATAAAGCAATATTTGTCATGGGCGTTCCACTTGCCGTTTTTCTTGTACATAAAGAACTGGTCCCACTCCACTAGAAACAAATCATCCTTCAAAAAACTTTTGCCGCTCTTCTTTCTGCCATACATGTCGTTATAAAACTTAAACACGTTATGGTGTACAAGTAAAACATCCCCCTTCTCTATCTCTCCCTTGTACCCTATCGGAAGCTCTACTACCTCAGCCTGCCTATTTGATGCGCTATGGTTCTCCTCCGAAGCATTAACAATGAAGTCAACTCCGGATATCTTTTTTTTATTTACATACCTGCTGCCTCCTGTCGGCCTAACAATAAAACTCCATGGTGACTGCATATTAAAAATTTATATTATACTCAATACATGATGGCATAGCCACACTAAAACATTTCCATAAAATCACCTCTTCTTCTCGCTCTATCCATATCTTTAGCTTTCCTGCCTTCTCTTGGATCAGATGAATACAATAACTACCTCCTAACACCTTCTGCCCTACGACATAGTTCATGCTAGACTTATAGTCCGGACCTACAGATATTTTCCTTATGTCCATTACATCACTATTATTGTCCCATCAAATGCACCGCCTTGCCCTGCTGTGACTACTATATCTCCGTTTGTCTCTATCTTGACACTGTTAAGTGCTGATGCGCCTCCTGATAGATTATATGTCTCAAGGTTACTTCCAACATACCCGGAGCCTACGGTGTATGTTATGGTGGCTGTGTTTGTGGGATTGGCTATATTCCATTGGTTCACCCAATAGTCTATAGTATCAATTCCATTTAACACAATCGATATGCTGTTACCTGCTACACCTGCACTGTCAGCTACTATCTCAAACCCTACACCTATTGCAGGAGCTTGAGGACCTGTTGTTGCAAAAGCAATTGATGATCCTGCTGTACGTATAAACCTATTTGTAGCATCATATATCTGAACTATTGGGCTTAATCCTCTGCCATGAGTAGCAGCAAGTAAAGTATAAACAGAACCAACAAAATCTGCAATCAAGAAATCTTCAGTGTATTTTGTAGCTAACCCTTGAAACAAAGTTAACAAGTCAGAAACTAAAAAATTCTTTGTTACATTTATTGGAGACCCATCGACTGATGTCCCAATAACCTTATCGTCCAATGATACAGGACTCGCATTGTCATATGTGCTTATTTTTCCCATTATTTTTCTTTTTTCTTAACCTGCCCAGTCTCCATGTTAATTACTGAGTCTAAGCCATATTTGTTAATTAATTCTTGTTCTTTTGTTTGAACCATTACTTTTAGAGTGCTTACCTCTGAAAGAATCTCGTGTTTCTTGATTTCTAGGTCCCCTAGCATTGTCTTAGCATTACCTAGTTTCGAGGTAGCCTCTTGAAGAAACATTAATTCTTCTGATGTCAATTTTTCCATTTCATTGTATTAAAATTATTAGTAATCCGGTTGTCAAGCCTACAGACAACACTCCTCCTCCTACCAGGCTTATAACTGTATTCCTTTTGGCGATTTTTGTTTTCTTCCTGCAGAGGTTTATGATGTCATCGTTTACTTTCAACAAGTCCTTGTACTCCTGCTGAGATTCCTTCAAGAAGTCTATCTGCCTGTCTTTGTTTTGTATCAACTGCCCCTGGGTGTCTATGAACTTGCTCTGATTCTCCACAAGCGATTCACAAGAGTCTTTAAACTCAAGGTACTTAGCCTGCTTATTTTTTAATACTTCAAAACTGTCTAGCTGTGAAGCAACTTTAATAAGGACGCTTTTATCTACCAATATTTCCTGACAGTCTGCGTATAAGGGCAGCATCAGAGCTGTCCCTATAATTATTAACAATATATGTTTCATTTAACTCTTTTATTTGCTGACTAATCAATTTCAAGCTGCTCTTGTTGTTTGGTATCTTTAACTTCAAAGAATCCATCATCCTGTACAATATAGCATTCTCGTTACTCAAAGATATAAAGTTCTCTTCTAAAGACTGTATGGATCGCTCCATATCTACTTTTATCCTGTCGTAATCAAACAACACAGGCTTCGGTTTCTTTTTAAATATAACAATAAAAAACAATATAAGTATTAAACCCGATTGAGCAATAAAAACGATATGTGTAATCGTCAGCTTCAAAACTTTCTTATTTTAGATATCTTCATGTCCTGTGTTTTAAAAAGAGAAGGGGGTAGTTTAATCTAGCCATAAAAGAAACATCCCAACCCATTATTAAATAATAAAATTAAATAAATAAAGAATCTCCCCTTCTCTGTATCTAAAAAAAGCAGGCAGACATAAAAATATTCAAGTCCCAAACACTTTGTTAAAAATAAATGTCTTACCTACCTTGTTTTTTTCTTTCGTAATATTCTGCATACAACAGAACAGCAAATTTAAAAGCATATACAATTATAATAGCTGTTACCATCTACTTTATACTCATAATTACATCAACCAACCCGGGGTCGGGGAAGCAATCATACTTATCTTTCCTGACATTAGTGTGTGTCAACAACCCCTTAACCTTACCATCATAAGCATCCTGGTGAAAATCAAAAGCCTTTGTAGGGCCATGCTTTAGTATCCACTGCTGTAGACCAACTCGCATGTCTATGCCTTCTCTCTCTCCTATATACTCTATCCACTTTTTTACTTGCTCTAACTGCTCATCACTATACCTATTCCAAAATATATGATTTCTAAAAGGGTCAGATAGTTTACACACTTGGCTTGTTAAACACTTGCTATTAACATAGGTCCTATAGTTACTATCCAAGTACCCCATAGAACAAATCTCCAACCCGACACTAGCTTTTTTCATCCTAGAAGACCCTACCTTCCCTAAGTGATATGCAAAATTCCCCTGAGGAAAAGCCTGAATCATTTCTCCATCATAAGCAGTATTCCCTGTGGTGTGACTAATACCACCTAACACAAACTCAGTTCCCACTCGCCCCCGGTCATCCCTGCCCCAGGAGTCTACAACCCTATAAGGGTTTTCCCTGCCTGCAGTGTGGTGTAAAAAAGCATACTCATTATCATACCTCTCATGCACGTACTCATTACTAGGTAAATAATACCTATTAACAACCATGCCATTGGCAGTAACATAAACATTGGGGTCTGAATCTAAATTGCCATCCGGGCTATACTTCTTTAATATACTCCATGTAGCACTACCTACAATCCCATCAGGTTGCAAATCATTTCTCTGCTGAAATCCTATAACAGCACTCTCTGTTTTCTTTCCAAACAACCCATCGGCCTTTATCCCCAACAACTTTTGCAACTCTACAACCTCTGTACCTTTTGATCCAAGCTTTAGCATATTATTTTTTTTTGTTGCACTTGTCTTTAAGCTTTTTAATTCTCTCCTTCTGCTTCTTAACAAAATCTTTAAGAACTTTATCGTGGTCAACCTGATTTTCTTGCTTTAACATAATTTTGAGTTTTAATCTAATAACCTGAATTTATTATCAATAAGCTGATGTATAGATTCTACCGCAACTACTGTGCTACTTAAAGCTTCCTGGGTTTCTAAATCCCTTTCTCTTGTATAAGTGTTCAGTTCTTTCAACTCAGCGGTGTGCTTTTCATTTGTTTCTTTTATCTCAGCATTATATTTATCAATTAGCTCTCTTTCTGCCTCAGATCTTTCTTTTCTCTCTGTTCTTAGCAAGGCTTTCTCCTCTTTATACATCTTTAGCAATTGCCAAATTACTAAACCACAGCCGATTATTAGGGGGGATTGCTCTGCAAATCGTTGAAATAATAATGTAAAGTCCATTTTTTAAGGGTTTATTGTTCTTATTTTTGCACATCTATTTGTAGTGTAATCCCTACAAACTTTTGGTCTGTCTTCATGAATACTGCAAAGCATTGTTTCTTTGTCTATTAATTCACAGTACCCATCTTTTCTTTTTATTAAAGTAGCATAGATTCCTGTTGTTTCGTATAAGTCTTGGTGCATTTCATCTAACTGCTTTTCCTTTCCTTTATGCTCAGGGTATTTATTTATAAACTTCTCAGTCTCGGTCAATAAATATTCCTTATACCCTAAACTTACTAATCTACTATAATCTTCTTTATCAACCTCTACAATATATTCCTTACAGCAAGGTGAAGTTGTGCATTTTAAACAATCTATCCCCATGATTGTGCAAATAATCTGCCTAATAAAATATCGCAATCTACATTATTGTTATTTATATAGACTGCAATTACATCTGTGGCAACCAACC